CTGCCGTCTTGGGACAAGAAGGACTTGGTTCAAGTTGGCATTGTCTGCATTGAGTTGATGCGCGAGTCAACCGGGATCATTGACATCGTCACTAGGTCGAACATTCTTGGCAAGTCCGTCACTCTTGTTCGCCCAACGGACGAGCTGATGTCTTGGCTCAAGAACGCCCACAAGGCAGGGGAACTGCTCAAGCCTGTCTACTTGCCGATGGTGGAAACTCCAGTTGACTGGAAGCGCCCTGTCTACGGCGGATATGGAATCGTCTTTGCTCGAAACAGACCGCTGATCAAGAGCCGGTCAAAGAGTTACAACCAGGTCGTTGAAGCATCCGGAATGCCGGAAGTTTACAACGCTGTAAACACGCTGCAACGCACGGCGTTTCGTATCAACGAAACCGTGTTTGAGACGTTTCAGCACTGCTGGGAGAACGGCCGAGAGATCAGCGGCATCCCCGCAGTTGAGGCGATCATCCCGTCAAAGCCTTCGGACATCGACACGAACGAAGACGCGCGCCGGCGGTGGCGCAAAGAGGCGGCACGGATTCACTTTGAGAATGAACGCCTTCAGTCCAAGAAGCTTCAGATTTCAAAGATCCTCTACCTCGCTAACAAGTTCAAGTCCAAGCCGATCTGGTATCCACGTCAACTCGACTTCCGTGGGCGCGAGTATCCGATTCCGTACTACCTTCAACCTCAAGGTCCGGACGTTGCGAAGGGTCTGCTGCTGTTTGATGAGGCCAAGCCGATTGACGACACGAACGTGGGTTGGCTTGCAATCCACATTGCGAACTGCTTTGGTCACGACAAGCTTGCGTTCCAGAAGCGAATTGACTGGGTCAACGATAACGACGATTGGATCAGAGCGATCGGTGAGAACCCGATCGACGTGAGTGACTGGGCTTCAGCCGACAAGCCGCTTCAGTTCCTTGCCGGCTGCGTGGAGTGGGCTGGGTACAGGAAGCACGGCAACGGCTACATGAGCCGGCTCCCGATCTCAATGGACGCAACGACTCAAGGTCTTCAGTTGTACTCGCTGCTGCTTCGAGATTCCGTAGGAGCCATGGCGACGAACTGTTTGCAGAGGGACGAGCCCAACGACATCTATGGTCAAGTCGCTGAAGTAGTCAAGCAGCGTCTCGCATCAGACACGAATCCGTATGCGAAGCTTTGGCTTTCCTTCGGCATCAACAGGTCTACGACAAAGCGACAGACGATGACTTTGCCGTATGGATCCACGTTCTACAGTTGTAAAACGTACACGACTGAGTGGTTCTACGAGACGATGAAGTCAAAGCACAAGGTCAACCCGTTTGGAGAAGAGACGTACAAGCCTTGTGCTTACTTGGCTGAAATCATCTGGCAGTCCATCTCCCAGGTGGTTGGATCAGCACAGGTATGCATGGCTTGGCTTCAGGATGTAGCTCAACTGTGTGTTGAGAACGACGTCACTCCTATGTGGTGGACGCCGAACAACTTCTTCATCGATATGCGCTATGAGCAAACCAACTCGCTGAACATCAAGACGTCAATTGGTCGAGTCATTCGCCAGCATCAGATCCGCGTAGGCAACGGAAAGATCGACACGAGGAAGACCAAGAACGCAATTGCCCCTAATTTCATCCACGGGCTGGACGGAATCGGTGGTCTATTGGGTATGACTGTGAACAGGATGAATGAGGGATATGGGGTGACTTCAATCCGAAGCACTCACGACGAGATTGCCGTCCTGGCGGCTGATGCCGGCGTCCTGTCTACGACGGTCAGAGAAATGACCTGTAAGATGTTTGAGCAGGACATTCTTACGAATTTTTCGGATCAAATTCAGTCTTTGTTGCCGGCATCAGTAACATTGCCCCCCGTTCCACCAAAGGGAACCTTGGATATCTCAAGTGTCATGCAGAGTGACTATTACTTCTCTTGACATCTTCAGATGCTTCAGGTATCTTTGGTGAATCACTTAGAGAAGGTGTAGTGTAAACACCCTAAGTTGACCTCAAGTTCAAGGAGATTCTCATGTCAGACAAGAAGAAGTATCAGCGTGGCACTACCCCTTCCGGCGTTGCGGCTTGGCCTCGTCTTACCGAGCCTGATCGCACGTTCGATCCGAACGGGATGTACAGCGTCAATCTGCGCCTCGGTGCTGAAGAGGCTGAGAGCCTGATCGCGGTCATCGATCAGGCGCACACGAACCAGGTTCGCACGACCCTCGAAGAGCTCCGCAAGAAGAGCGGCAACAAGGCGAAGGTCAAGGAATCTGAGAAGCCTTACCGTCCCGTCATTGACGAGGACGGCAACGAGACGGGCGAGATTGAATTCAAGTTCAAGCTCAAGGCCGTCGCCGGCGGCAAGGATCGCCAATGGAACCAGAAGCCTCGTCTGTTTGACTCGAAGGGCAAGCCGCTGAGTTCGACCATCAAGATCGGATCTGGATCCACGATCAAGGTCGGATACGAACTGTTCCCGTACTACGTTCCGTCTGTCGGCGCAGGCGTCAGCCTTCGCGTCCTTGCGGTTCAGGTTCTGGAACTCGTGGAGTTCTCCAGCGGTTCGTTCAAGGACTTCGGATTCGAGTCCGAAAGCGGATACGAGGCTCCTGCGGAGGAAGAGGTTGTGGCCTCGGATGGGGGGAGTGCCCAGGCTGAAGAAGACGTGGAGGACGTCAACTTCTGATGCCTGAGTTGCGCCTGAACTTTCCGTTGGAGCCCGTGCCAGCGTCTCGGCCCCGATTCACTCGATTCGGTAAGCCCTACTACGGCAAGAACTACACGAGGTTCAGGAAGCAAGCTGCCGCTTATCTGGGATCGAACGAGTTCAAGGACGAACTCAAGTCGCGTGTTCGACTCCCACTGGTGGGTGGTCTTCGGTTGACTGCGGTGTTTACCATCGGTCGGCCGAAGACCACCAAGCGGCGGTGGCCTGGCGGTGACGTTGACAACTACCTGAAGACTTTGGATGTTTTCAACGGCATCCTGTGGTTAGATGACGATCAGATCACAACCATGACTGGGGTCAAGGCGTTCGGAACCACCCCAGGAATTTTGCTCACAGTGGAATACGATGAGAACCAACAGCAAGTTTGTTCAGCACGAACCGTGCCCAAGTTGCGGTTCAACAGACAACCTCGCAAGATTCGATGATGGCCACGCTTGGTGCTTCGGCTGTCGGCGCTATGAGCCGGCGGACGGAGCCGGCTGTGTCATTCCAACAAACGAAAGGACGAAGACGGCTATGAGCTTGATCAGCCAAGAGATCGTGTCTATTCCCAAGCGCGGACTGACTGAGGAGACGTGCAGGAAGTGGGGATACGGAGTCGCAAAGATCAACGGCGTCCCGGCACAAGTGGCGAACTACTGCGACGAGTCTGGTCGTCCTGTCGCCCAGAAGGTTCGCTACAAGAACAAGAAGTTTGCGATCCTCGGTGATGCGGACAAGATGTCTCTGTTTGGTCAGCACCTATGGAGGGACGGGGGCAAGATGGTGACGGTATGCGAGGGCGAGATCGACGCCCTGACCGTCTCTCAGTTGTTCGGCAACAAGTGGCCTGTGGTCAGCATCCCTCACGGAGCTCAGAGCGCGTCGAAGTACATCGCGAAGAGCATTGATTGGCTTGAGCGGTTTGAGACGGTAGTGCTCTGCTTTGACAACGACGAGGCCGGCAAGAAGGCGGCGCAGGAATGTGCGCTGCTGTTTACACCGGGTAAAGTCAAGATCGTCAGCAACCTACCTGGGAAGGATCCGAACGAGTGTCTGATGGCCTCCAAGGGCAAGGAGGTCGTGGACGCGATCTGGGCAGCCAAGACGTTCCGTCCAGACGGTGTGATTCCCGGTGAGGAGATGTGGCCGATCATCTCAACGGACGAGGACGTACCGACGATCCCTTACCCTTGGGAGGGGCTCAACTCAAAGTTGATGGGTATCCGATCCGGTGAACTCGTGACGATCACTTCCGGATCGGGCATCGGCAAGAGTTCAGTATGCCGAGAACTCGCCTATTGGCTCATGCAGAAGGGGGCCAAGGTCGGCTACATCGCTCTTGAAGAGAACGTGCGGAGGACGGGTGAGAACCTGATGGCTCTGCACATGGGCATTCCGCGGTACTTCTGGAAGGACCGCGAAGTGACTATGGATCAGAAGCGCGAGGCGTTTGATTCCACCCTTGGTCAGGGCAACATCGTCCTCTACGACCATTGGGGCTCTTGTGAGTCTGACAACCTGATTTCTCAGATCAGGTACATGGCTCGTGGGATGGGTTGCACTCACATCTTCTTGGATCACTTGAGCATCGTTGTCAGCGGCCTGGATGAGGGCGACGAGCGCAGGATCATCGACAACACGATGACGAAGCTGCGGTCGCTTGTTGAGGAGACGAAGGTCAGCATGTTCGTTGTGTCCCATCTCAAGCGTCCTGCCGGCCAGGGTCACGAGGAGGGCGCACAAACGAGCCTGAGTCAACTCCGCGGCAGTCACGCTATTGCTCAGTTGTCTGATTGCTGCATCGGACTTGAGCGTAACCAACAGGACATTGAGAACCACAACAGGACGTCTGTCCGGATCCTGAAAAATCGGTGGTGCGGCGACAATGGACTTTGCGCGTGTTTGGAGTATGATCGCGACACGGGCAGGCTTATGGAAGTAGCCGTTCAACCCGACATCTCTCAGTTCATCGACGTTGAGTCATAAGGAGCAACAAATGGAACAGGAACAAGTCCAGGAAATGACCGATCCGAACACGACCAATTTGGTCGCAATCGCACTCAAGAAGACGGCGGATCTCAACCCGCACATTGAGTATTTGCCTGATTTGCTGACGGCTGGCTACAACGAGATCGTGCGTCTCACCGCCGAGCGCGACGAAGCCCGAAGAGAGGTGTCGATTCTTCGCCCGTGTGTCTGTCTCGGAGCGCAGACCGCAGACGAGTACGCGAAGCAGCGCGGCTGGGATTGTTTCCCACAGGAGCCGGGTCAATGACAAGCACCGAATTATCGTTGTTCTTGTTTACGATCTTTTCTTTCGGAATGTTGACCGGAGTGCTGCTTTGCATGTGCGCCGTTCTCTGGCCACCAAGGGGTAAGAAATGAAAAGCGACCACAAGAGAAAAGTCGTCATCGATTACTTGCGATCCGTTGCGGCCGCGAAGGCTGAAAATTCGGGCTCAGACCCGACGTGGTCGATTGAGTATCTGATCATCGACGTCATCCAGGAGTTGCATGACATGGTGATCAAGCTTGAGCAGAAGCGGAGCGCAGAGAGAACGTCAGACTCAAGGGAAGGTTGGTATTGAAGTGCTGTACGCTTACATGGACATAGAAACCAATGCCGGCCGCGACTGGCTTAATCTCTCAGACTTCAATACGATTCATTGTGTCTGCGCTTTGGTGTCTTCCGACTCAGGCAAGCTAGGAGAAGTGCGCGGATATGGTCCAGACGCCATCCGAGAATCGACGTCGTTGATCAATTCAGCGGATGTCGTCGTCGGCCACAACATCATGCGGTTTGACTTGCCGGTCATGGCGAAGACGCTTGGGTTTAAGCCCAAGGCTTGGATTGACACGCTGATTTGTTCTCGGCTGATTTGGCCTGAGATCATTGATGAAGATTCCAGGCGGATCAACTTCCCGAAGAAGTTGTGGGGAAGCCACAGCCTCAAGGCTTGGGGCTACAGGCTCGGGGTTCTCAAAGGCGAATACGGCGAGAAGGAAGCGGCGTTCGACGTCTACACCGACGAGATGCTTGAGTATTGCAAGCAAGACGTTCTCGTCACAGCCGCTCTGCACCGAAAGATCCTTGGTCTGAAGTATTCCAAGCAGGCGATAGAGCTTGAGCACTCGTTTGCTGAAGTTCTCTTGCAGCAGGAGCGCAATGGGTTCTCGTTTGACTCTGACGCCGCTCGTCGGCTGATGTCGAGCCTTACTGCGAGAAAGCTGGACATTGAGGCGAGTCTGCGCGACATGTTCGCCCCGAAGATCGTCCAACTAAAGACGAAGCAGAAAGTCATCCCGTTCAACCCTGCTAGTCGTCTGCACATTGCTGATGGTTTGGTCAGCAAGTATGGGTGGAAGCCTGAGAAGTTCACAGACAGCGGCCGAGCCCAGGTTGACGAAGAGGTGCTGAGTGCTCTTGATTACCCCGAGGCGAAACTTCTGTCTGAGTATCTGCTGATCGACAAGCGGTTGGGTCAGATCGCCAACGGCGACAACGCTTGGATAAAGCTCGAACGAAACGGGAAGATCCACGGCAGGGTCAATACGAACGGAACTGTGACCGGCCGGTGCTCACACAACAACCCAAACATGGCTCAGTGCCCTCGTGTTGGTAGCCCATACGGCAAGGAATGCCGCAGCCTATTCAAGGCTTCCAACGGTCTTGTCCTCGTCGGCGTTGACGCATCTGGACTTGAGTTGCGGTGTCTCGCGCACTACATGGCTCAGTTCGATGACGGGGCATACGCAAAGCTCGTCTGCGAGGGTGATGTCCACACAGAGAATCAGAAGGCTGCTGGGTTGGAAACGCGCAATCAGGCGAAGACGTTCATCTACGCGCTGATTTACGGGGCTGGGGCGGCAAAGATCGGCAAGATTGTCGGCGGGTCGCCGGCTAAGGGCTCAAAGTTGCGGGACTCGTTCTACGCCAAGTTCCCGGCTCTTAAGAGGCTGCGCGACACGATCGATTCAGCCCTCAAGACACGAAACTACTTGGTCGGCCTGGATGGAAGGAAGCTTCACATTCGGTCCAAGCACTTGGCGCTGAACACGCTGCTTCAGTCGGCCGGCGCTCTGTTGGTCAAGAAGGCAACGGTCGTCGCTGCTAAGCGGTTTGAGAGCGACAAGATTTCTGTACGTCAGGTAGCGCACATTCACGACGAAATCCAATACGAATGCAACAAGGAGGTAGCAGATGCGGTTGGTATTGCTGCGGTCGAGTCGATCAGGGAAGCAGGACGTCAATTTGGATTCCGATGCCCACTCTCTGGCGAGTACAAAGTCGGGGCCACTTGGGCCGACACTCACTGATCTGGCTTACACGGCAGGATATTTGGACGGCGAGGGGTGCTTCCTTTGGAACAGAACCCCAACGGTTGAAGTCAAGAACACCTACCCGAAGATCCTGCAATGGCTCAAGTCGAAGTACGGAGGATCAGTGCGCCTAAGCAAGAGCAGCCACAACAACTCCAGGTCGCAATACATTTGGCGCGTTTGCGGGTCTGAAGCCCTGTCGCTGTGCCAAATTCTCGTACCATATCTTCGCGAGAAGAAGGATCAAGCGTCGATCTTATGTCAGATCGTCCAGTTCAAGCCCAACACAGAAGCAAGGAGGCGCCGCATTGAGTCGCTCAGAGAACTCAAAAAGATCGAATATGCAGCCAATCGAGTACTTCACAACGAAGGAACTCTTGGACGAACTGCGTAAGCGGTTTGATGAAATCGTGTTTGTTGGCTATGCCAACAAGACAAGCAAGGACGACAACTACACCTTCTTTATGAAGGGATCAATGCATTCAGTTCACGGCCTTGCCGCGATGATGCAGAAGATGATTCAAGGAGCAGCTCAAAATGCCGAAGAAGAAGAATAAGTTGACCGCACTCATCGATGGCGACATCCTGCTGTTCCAGATCACGTCCGCCGCTGAGCAGCCCTTCTACTGGGGGGATGATCTTTGGACGCTCCACAGCGACGGCAGCGAGGTGCGTGAGCGTATCGACAACGAGATCAACAGCATTAAGCAGGAAGTCGGCGCAACCAACGTCATCATTGCCCTCAGCGGAGCTTCTAACTGGCGCAAGATCATCATGCCCAGTTACAAAGCCAACCGAAAGGGTACGAGGAAGCCCGTGGCTTACTCCCACGCAAAGGAGTACGTCTCCGACGCATACGAGTGCGCCTCAGCTTCAAACCTCGAAGCAGACGACATCCTTGGGATCTTGTCTACTGGAAAGAAGAAGAACAACACCGTGATTGTCTCTGCGGATAAGGATCTGAAGACGATCCCAGGTCTTATCTACAACCCCGACAAGCCTGAACTCGGGGTTGTCAACGTGTCTAAGGATCAGGCGGACTGGAACCACCTCTTTCAAACTTTGACTGGAGATGCAGCAGATGGATACTCAGGATGCCCGGGAATCGGCCCCAAGTCAGCAGAACGTGCCCTCGGAGAAGTTGGACGTCCAATCGGTGAACTGTGGCAGTCGGTTCTGGGCTGCTTCACCGATGCAGGGCTCCCACAAGAAGAGGCTCTATGCCAAGCCAGAGTCGCACGGATCCTACGACACGGCGAGTACGACCACGAAGAATCTCGGGTGCACCTGTGGACGCCCCCAGGACAGCCGGCCAATGAACCGCGAACGCCTGCTAGCGCTGCACACTGAGATTTGTGGTCGAGCTTATGAGCTGATGAAGCGCAAGAACGCGGATTACAGCGGTGGACACGACACCAAGAACCCGTTCCTGAACTTCACCCGGTGTGAGGCGATGGGCATTACGACGACTGAGCGAGGCTTCTTGGTCCGCTTGACGGACAAGATGAGCCGGCTGAGCACATTCTGCGATACAGGGAGTTTCCAAGTTGCCGACGAAAAACTCGAAGACACGGTTGAAGACATCATCAACTACAGCATCCTCTTCCTCGCCTTTGTCCGGTCTAACAACAGCGCACAACGATCCTGACATCCGAACTTGGCAGGAAGTTGCCGACGCCTACAACGCCAAGCATGGGACCAAAATCAGTTGTTGGGTTGCTATGCGGACTGCGGAGGAAGCGCTCGGAAAACTGCAAAGAGCGGCCCGTCGGGGGGAGATTTAGATGACTATACGGAACAGTCGATTTCGGGCTGATGACTCTGAGTTTCAGCCTGAAGTCCCGAAGGATCTTATTGACTACCTTCGGGAAATCATCCCCGACAAGCATCCAAGCATCAATACCCCCGACCGGGAGATCTGGTTTAACGCCGGAAAGAGGGCGGTGGTAGACATGCTTGCTGCTTGGTACAAGCGTCAGAACGATCAAATTGAGGAGATTTGAAATGTGCATGCGTCCAAAG